TTAATAGTGTAAGACAAATTCGTTTGAAAGAACTTGAAATGAAAAAAGAGTTAGGTTTGTTAAAACGAGGACGTCCTGTAAATGAAAACAGTGAAAGACAAAAACGATTAAGTGAGTTAGAAAATAAAAGAGTTAATGGTGAAGTTAAACGAGGACGTCCTGTTAATGAAAACAGTGAAAGACAAAAACGATTAAATGAATTAGAGAGTAAAAGAAATAGTGGTACTCTTAAGTTAGGACGACCTAAGAAAGTAGTAGTAACTGATGAGGTAGCCGCTTAGGACTACCTCTTATTACCTAAATTTCGTATATTAAACCATAATTAAAGGTAAATAAGATGATAAAGTTAGAGGTTTTAAAAGGTATTATTGGCGATAAGAAAAGTATTAAGTTAGGTGGTAGCGAGTGGGAGGCAATAGTTAAATTAGTACCTAATACTGAGGCTGGGTTTAACTTTTTAAGTGGTGAGGATTTATTTAGTGATAATATTTTTGATTTATTGTTTGAGTTAGGGGTTAAGGTTATATTTGATTAACCCCTGGAATACCAGGTTATAAGGTCAGTTCGTATATTGAGGTATAAATAAGTTAAGAAATATGGAGTTATTAGTTGTATTAGGTATAGCGATTGCAGTTACGATGGTTAAATTCTTATTAATGGAGATATTATTATGAAAAAGCAAAAGACCCAGATCCCAATCCCAGTTGATGTGGTGTTCATGCCCCACATTTTGATGTTTGAGCACTCGATTATTCACCTGAATTAGGTCATTATGGTAGACAGGTGGGTTCGAATCCCACATGACCACTATCTTTTTAATTATACGACCCCTTAAGCCCGCTAACCCCGGGCTTTTGGGGGCGGAAGTAGGGTCGCACGAGCAGGTTCGTATATTGAGGTATAAATAAAGATAAGACATATGATTAAAGTTGATTTCCAGATTATCGATCCAGTAAGTAATGAGACAATTAAGGCGTACAGCCTGAACCTAGAGCCAAGCCGTGTACTCATTGAGGTAGATGAAGCCCGAGCTGTATGGGATGAGTACCATGTGGTAGCCTCAAGCCAAGGTCCAGCCCCGTTTGTGGTTTATAAGACCAAAACGCACAAGCAAGAAATGATGGAGCGCCAGTGGTTAATGGATCTACATTATGAGGTCTGCGACCAGGATTTCTAACCAACCAAGTATCTTTTTAATTATACAATACACCCTGAGCCCGGTTTCATAACCCGGGCTTTCGGTGACCATGAGCACACACCAATTTATCCAACAGAACCAAGACCGTATTGAGAACATAGACGGTAACCTAGATGATGCAGCCATCACCATTATGAATGATAATGGGCGCTTAGAGTTTTATTACTTTGAGGATGGCGTGATGGTGAGCGCCAGGGCTAAAAACCCAAATGTGCGCGCATGGTAAAGGTGCTGGGTCTGGAGACCATGGAGACCCGAGACCCGAGATCCCTGACCTTAGACCCTGGGTTAATGGTTTGACCCTGGGCTCGACCCGTAACCCTGGTTTGTGGTCTTGACCCTGGGCTTGACCATGGGTTGTTGGCTTGACCCGAGCCCATGACCCAATAGAGACCCGATACCATGGAGAGACCCGAGACCAATGACCCGATAGACCCAGTGACCCAAAAACCAGGGTGACCAGTGACCATGGGCGAAGACCCGAGACCATGGAGACCCTAGACCCTAGACCCTAGACCCTGGTAACCCTGGAGACCCTAGACCCTGGTAATGGGGTCTTATGGCGTACGGCGGTATATATACCGTATACATGTGGTATTACGTATAGGGTACCACGCGCGTTGGGGTCAATATACGCGTGGCGTGGCGATTTCCGTGACTTAGAGTAAATCCCTTCTTTTTTAACCTTTACCCACATCGACCCATTATATAATTATATATTAACCATGTTTGGTTAATAACCCATATTTCCATTTTACATATTTTTGGAAACGTCCGTAAACCCCAAATCCTTCTTTTTAAAAAATTTCTTGGCATCGAGCAAGTATATACGCATATCAAGTGTGGTTTCTATATTCTCACCATATTTATTATCAGAATAACCTGTTGGTTATTTCCTAATATATTAACAATATATTCAATGATAAAAAAAGCACTTTTAATCCCAGTTTATTTAACGCTCGGTTATATTTTTATAGTTACATGTTCTATAGTCTCAATAATTAATTTATTTAAATAAGATGCCAACCATAAATTACTCCGCTACTAGTCTATATGAGGGAACTTCCTCAATTAACTTAACAGCAGGTACCCCTTATACTTTTGCTTTAGTTAATAATTCAGGTTCTTCTTATTTTACTATGGAAACTCCATTTAATTATTTATTTAATGGGTCTACTCCAAAGAATACATCTGGGTCATTTACTTCAACTGGTAGTCTTACTCCTATTATTTCTGATTATATTGCTGGGTTTGCTCTACCTCAAACTAGTTCTATTTCTTTTGTTTTTACTCCGGCTACAAATGTAACAGGAACTACTTTAAGGCTAATAGGAACCGGTGGGATTACATTAGCTATTACGTTTTAATAGTATATACGGATAGAAGTATTTTATATAGTTTAAAAAATAACTTGGAGGGTTGAAATATATTTCTTATATTTACGGTATAAACAAATAAAAATAAAGGTTATGAAAAAACAAGACATCCAAAACATCCAAAACGCACTTGAAAACGTTCAATCACTAGAGACAATTGAACAAAAAGAAGCAGTTCTTAAACAACTCAAATCTCAAATTCGCAAACTTGAAATTGCTGTTATTGCAATTGGTTTGGTTACTTTAAGTTTGATTATTCTCCCATTCCTTGGTATTCTATCATTTAACACTGTTCTTGCACTTTCAATTGTAAGTGGAGCGCTGTTGATTGTTAAAGCATTTAAAGACGGAGAAGTTCTTGAAACAGAGAAATTTTTCCTTCAAATTAGTATTAGTAATGATAAAAACCAAGACAAAGATGGAGAATGAAAAATATCAACCAAGTAGAAAAATTACAACTGCAGACGGAACTATAATGTACATGTTTGATGGTAAACTTCATAATTGGGAGGGTCCGGCTTTACTTCCTCAAGGTGATAATCGTAAACGAGAATATTATCTTAATGGAATCAAAATGACTCAAGAGCAATGGAAAGAAGCTCTTAAAGGAAGAGAAGGTTTACCTTGGTACAAAGGATCAGGTGCTAAAGCACGATTTTAACACGCAAAATAAAGGTTATGAAACGTATATCAAACGAAGAAGCTTTAAATTATGTTCCATATGAAAGAACTCCTTTATCGCCTCCCCCATCGCAATATTCAATTTTTATCGGGGATAATGGTTGGGAAGAAATAAGATATTATACATCTCGTTTTAGACAAAGTATGAACGGAAATAATGGAGATCAATCTGTTTATATTTTAGAAAGTTCTTCTATGCCTGGGATGATAAAGATAGGTCATACGAAAGGAGATCCTATTGATCGAGCTAATACTCTAAGTAAATCTACAGGTGTTCCTACTCCATTTAATGTTGTATATTCATATTGTTGCTTTAATGGGGAAAGAATTGAAAAAGCAGTTCATAAACATTTTAGAACAAAACGTGTCAACAAACAACGAGAATTTTTTTATATTGAATTAGATGAAGCTATTAAAGCTATAGAGGATTTAGGAGCTAAACTAGATTGATATTTATACGCAAAATCAATGATTTTATATGTCAATTAAAGGTGTATTTGCATTATTTGGGTTCCCGGATGAAGATAATCCTGAGCGTTTAAAACTTGAAAGTGAATTAGAAGACTATAAAGAATCTCCTCATTTTAAGTTAGGGATGTTCCATAAATTGATTATGAATGGACATTTATTTTCAAAACAAGTTACTAAATTTTTTGCTAAAGCAGATCCTTCCTTGGATGTAAAAGGAATAGATCAAGCAGGTGAATATATGATGTTTACCAGAGCTTGGTTTTGGATTGAACAAGTTCAGATAAGAAAGAAAAATTGGAAAGATGCTTTAAAACAATATGCAAACGAAGAATTTTTAATATCTCTCCGGTTAAGTATTTCTTATTTTGAGAGCACAGAAGAATATGAAAAATGTGCTCATTTAAAAAAAATACAAGACTTTGTACAAAAGAACTTGCCTACCTAAAAGAAAGTTATTATCTTTAATTATATTTTGATATTAAATTATTGAAATAATAAAGGTTATAAGAAAAATAAGTAAATAAAATAAAATGAAAAATAAAGAATTAGTATTGAGACGCCTAGAGTCTCTAGAAGGAAAATTAAAACGTTTGAGAAGTGCTCTAAACGAAAGAAATATTGATGTTGCTCGTCAAATTTTAGAAGAGGCACTTGAACTTAAGGAGGATACCCAATCTATTGTTGAACGTGAAAATTAATTAAATAAATAAAAGTTATGAATCTTACCGCCGAACAAATCCAAGACAATTGGAATGAATTATTATCTTACATTGAAGAATATATTTCCGAACCTCGTAAAGATAAATTATTAGAATTTTATGAGCAATATGCTGATCGTTTAATGTTAATGCCTGCTGCGCATAAAAAAGAATACCATAATGCTTTCCCCGGAGGATATGTAGAACATGTTTTGCGCGTTATTCGATGTGCTCTTAAGCAAGCTAAATTATGGGAATCTGAAGGTTGTGATATGGATACATTTACAACTGAAGAATTAATATTCTCAGCCCTGAATCATGATTTAGGTAAAATGGGTGATGAAAATGAAGAATCATATATCCCTCAGACTGATAATTGGAGAAAGGAAAAATTAGGAGAAGATTATATGTTCAACACTAAAGTTCCATTCTCATCAGTTCCCGATAGAGGATTATTTATGCTTCAATCACATGGTATTCAATACACATTTAATGAAATGATTACTATTCAGACACATGATGGTTTGTATGATGAGGCAAATAAGAAATATTTAATGGCATTTATGCCAGAGCAAAAACCAAGAACATCACTTCCATTTATCATACATCAGGCCGATTTAATGGCAGCACGTATCGAATTTGAACGTGAATGGTTACCTAAATTAAAAGAAGGTAAAAAATCCGGGGATGCCGGAAAAGGAAATTTTACATTGGGGAATAAACCCAACATGTCTAAAAAGACATCAACTAAAACTAAAGCTTTAGGTACGTTCAAAAGTGATAGTTTAAAAAATATGTTAGATAGCTTATGATAACAACAGTAGTAATTAGCGTTTTAGCGGTTTTAGTCGTAATCTTAGGATTTACGACTTTTAATCTTATGCGTAAAGTAGAAAAACAAGAAGACGTATTAGCAGGATACTTAGCTTATCTAGACCGTTTATCTCGTACAATTGAAATTTCAGACAAAAAACTTAAAGAACTAGACCGTGGAGGTGTGTTTGAAAAGGATGATGAAGTTGGGGTTATATTTCAATCAATTTTAAAAATTCAAGAAATCCTCAATGAATTCAACCTTAGAAAATTCAGTTAAGATGCCTAAAAAACCGGGAAGTAAAAATTACT